AGCATTTTTATTACTAGCCATTAGATATACCTCAATTTAGGAACAATATGCATAGAGGCACGTTCTCTATCTTCCTCCATCGCTCTAGCTAACATTTCTTCATAGTTTGCTTTTAACATCATAATTCTATTTTCAGGAACAAGTGGACGCTTCATTGACATATAGTAAGCAAGACCACAAGTTAGACAAGGTAAAAATCTTTTAGGCAAGTCTGCATTTTGTATTGCAGATTTATTTACATCTTGAAGCTCTGAGACGATTTCAAGCTTTAAAATATCTGTAGAGTTATCAGGTAAAGGCCACAAAGATAGCACTGGGTTATCACGCCCTCTACGTATAGAGTATTGATTAGGACGGCCCTTCTGTGTTTTAGTAGGTATAAGAAGATACTCTTCAGGAGTTATACGCTCCAACTGTAAATCTGTATCATCTCTATTTATAACAACTTCTAATGCATCTACAGTAGAGGAAGATAAAGAATAGTTAGCTAAACTTGCAGATACAGTTACATTAGAAACAGAAGTTGTCCAAAGAAGAACACCTCTATTCTGCCAATCTTTAAGCATAAGGTTTATAGAGCGACGAGCAGAAGCAGGTTCATGACCAAGAGTATCCTCACCCCCAATCATNTCNNTAGCTTCTTGTATAACCTCATCTATGTCAAGGTTAAAGTCATATGTTCCTGAAACTGCCATTATGCTTTAGCCCTTTTTCTAGTTGTTTTCTTTTTNGCAAATGTTCTGACGTTAGTAGGTTTACCACCAACACCTTGAGCTTTTGATCGTTTTCTTGCTACTGCGCTTCTTCTTTGTGCAGCAGTCATTCTTTTAGCTGTGGCTCTTGGCACACACTTTGGATATTTTCTTTTGCTTGATTTTGTGGACGCACGACCACAGGCTTGGAACTTGCCCTTAATTTTAGGCGCACCAATGTCCACCCAATCTCCTTTTGGACCTTTCCCAAACCATTCTTTCAAGCTCATGCGTAAGTACCACCACGCTTCTTGTATGTCCTAACCAACCAAGCATTAGCATAGGCACTAGGATATACATCAAACTTACGTTTAGCTTCAGACTTCACCCGTGCATACAAAGCTTTATTCTTTGGTGTGGGTGATTTCTTTTTAGATGTAGTCTTACGTTTTCTTTTTACTGCCATTTTTACCTCTTGATTTTCGTATAGCTTCTTTACCTTTTTTAAATATAGAAGCTACTTGAGTTTTGCCCATAACTTTGGCACGTTGTTCTCCTACAGTTAGTATCTGTATCTTACGAGCATAAGGTTTATTTATACGTTTAACCTTTGCCACTGTAGCCCTAGCATCTGCTGGAGTAGCAAACTTTATACCAACTGTATCTTTTGGATTTTCATCAGTGTAAAGTCTGCGTCCAGAACCTTTAGGCTTTTTTCCTGTACCAACTTTAGGATCACGTTTTTTGGTCATTACCTTGCACGGCCACCACGGGAGCGATACTTGGTCATCTTCATACCACCACCACGTTGACGACGAACAGTTCCACCTTTAGACTTATACTTAGTCATTTTACCGCCACCCATACGACGCACGGTGCCACCTTTAGACTTGTACTTGGTCATCTTGCCACCACCCATACGGCGAACAGTTCCACCTTTAGATTTATACTTAGTCATTTTACCACCACCCATGCGACTACGAGTGCCACCTTTAGACCTATTCTTCGTCTTCTTCATCGCCATCTTCAATCTCCTCTGCATATAGATTGTTAAAAGTAATATTAGGATTCATGTAACTATTATCTATTTCTGCTGAGTGTATGTATTGACTTGGTGCAAAGTCTGGCGCACCTTCGCCTGTGACCCACAAAGCAGGGTTAGTTACTCTAACTCTGTTATTAGGTAACGCCACAATGTTACCTGTAAATTCATCTGCATCTATAAGCTCTAATACATGTGATTGTTTATGCTGTGCAGGATCATCTGAAATATAACTATCAGTATAATCTATGGTAAACATATAACGACCTGTATAAAACTCTCCATTTATTTTACATATCCAAGGACTTGAGGATACTCTATCAAGAACAACTACAGCATGGTTTCTGGAAGAACAGTCCCACGGTTGAGCAAAGTGTGTTGGCATTAGTTGCGGCCACTCATCCAATTGTGTGTCTGCTATCAAAGCAGCTATTGGCATTCTGGCCCACATTGCACCACCATGTATGTTCTCTTCTTCATCACATCCAGTAAACACTACCTGAAAACTTAATGATCTATCTGGTATAGCATTTACTGCAAATGCTAATGCATGTAAATATTCTCCTTCATAATCTTCGTGGTTGTTAGTAAACTCTTTACGCACCCAACATTTAAAGTGTGGGATATTAGAAATTAAATAGGACATTTATTTGTTAGCATCTCCATCGTCTACGAGCTTGTCGGAGCCGACTGTTAGGGTTACGTGCAGCCTTTGGAAACTTCTTCATTTGTCCCGCTGATCTTGCACAAAATGATTTACGTCTTGCGGCCCTTGCTTTAGTCCTTGGTTTTCTTTCTGTTACGGCAGTTTGTAGTTTAGAACCGGGGTTCTGTCTACGATATTTAGCTACACCTTTTTTAGTCATGCCAGCACCAGCCTTGGTGGGACGCTTCATGCCCCGACCAATAGTAATGCCTTTCATATTACTAGGCTTTCTTTTTCNCTTTACTGCCATGTGTGTACCTAAATTTNTTTTTTAAATATTTACATAGATCGTTGATATACTCTTGAAAGTCTTCATAGTCATTCTTGTCTGGTTTAGTTCCTGAGAAGTCAATAAGACTATAGTCATCGTATCCTTCTTCTACAGATTTATTATAACTTTTAAGAAACTCTTTAGTAACCACGAAGCGCCTTACCAAAACCTCGCACCTTACCACCCATGCGACGTTTTACTGTACCCTTAATCTGACCACCAAACTTAGATTCATATTCTTCAAAAGCCATACCTTTATCAGAACTATCTATAGTAACTATTCCAAAAGGTGTTTTAACTCTAGACTTACGACCAGACATATCATCAATAAAATATTCTTTCATTGTTTCATAGCCTTTGTTACCAGCCATTTCACCACGACCTTCGCTACTAACTGGAGCTTGTTTTTTAACAGGCGGCTTTGGTTTCTTTTTAACATCTGCTATAGTAGAGCGAGGTTTAGTTTTAGGTTTAGGTGCAAGTTTAGCAGCATCTGTTTTAGGTCTTGCTGCAACTGTTGCGGCTGTAGCAATAGCGGCTGGGCCTACAGCTTTTTTAGCACTATCAGTAATTTTTTTACCTCTAGCAGTTTTAGTCATTTTATCTGCTGCTCTACCTGCCGCTTCTAATTTACTTCTTTTAGCTGCACCAGTAAGTTGTTGTTGATTAGGTCTATCAGGGGCTTTTGTTTTTACATTAAAAGTTTGTCCCCTTTTTCCCGGCTTTGGTCCAAGACCTTTCATATCAACTTTTTGAGAACGTCTAGCTTTATTTGCAGCAGCTAAAGAATTATAAGTTTTATCTCCAACTTTAAACTTACCTCTTTGTTTTGCAGCTTTTTGTGCTTCACCTACAGTTTTAAAAATTTTATTACTTTTATCATTTAAAATTTTAAATAGACCAGAGCCTAATCTAACTATTCCCATTGCAGCGGGACCAGCACCTAAAGTAGCTGCTGCTATACCGCCAGTAGGAGTAGTTTTTCTGGAACCTGCATCTTCTGCTTTTTTCTGTTGACTAAGGCGTAGTTTACGAGCAGAGCTTCCCTGCCTACGCTTCATAAGCTCTGCAAACTTCTTAGGATTAGTTTTTTTAAGCTGTTGTTCTGCTTTAGTTAGTTTCATTTCAGCCATAATCTAGTCCTCCACCTTAAAAGATTTACCCTCATCATAATCTTCATCAACTACAACATCTTGAGGCGGTCCTTTTACTTGTGGTCCTTTACGTGCAGCACCATAGCCTTGGCCTGTAGGACGACCTACGATCTCATCAAGGTTATGGGGCCGTTTAATAAGTGTATGTGGTCCCGGCATTTACTTTCTCCTTTTGCGTTTTCTGCGTAGTTTATTTTTCCCCATAACTTTTTTTCTACCGGGGTAAGTAACTTGTTTTCTTATACTAGAGCGATTAGTCATAGATTGCAGCTATAATCTGACCACCTGTCATACGAGATACTATTGGTTTTTTCTTAGTACCTTTAAGTTTCTTTTTATTTTCTAAAGCTCTAAGTACTTCATTTTTTTGTTTAGCCATTCT